TCGCCTGGAGTTCCAATTGTTTCATTAGGTGTTTTACCACCAATGATTAAACCAACGTCAACAGTTTCAGCGTCTTGGAACTTCTCATAAGCAGTTTTTAATTGGCCTGCTGTTACAGCTGAACCATCAGAACCTGCTGATAATGAAGTTGTTACTGGAGCTGTGATTGCTGATGTGCTGTCAAAGTTTTTGCTAGCAACATTTGAACCAAAGCCGTTTGTAACGCCTAGTGTTGAGTGATCCATCCAGAAAATGTATGCTGATCTATTAAAGATAACATCTGGATAGTAGTTAGTTCCGCCTTCGCTTGATTTAGCGTCAGCACCTTTTGATACTTTTGAGTAAGTTTCTAATACTTGACCAACAGTACCTGAAATACCACCGTCTTCGTCAACGACTACAACGTGCATTTCATCATTAGAACCACCTCTTGCTGAAGCGTAAGGCGAAGTGCCTGGTGCGCCATCAACAAAGTCATAATATCTCCATCTTCTTCTAACGTTACCGCCATCAGTTATAGCAGCGTGTAAGCCACCTGAACCTGATTCTTTTCTAACGATAGTGATAGTGTTTGTACCTGTATTATTTGCTGTTACTCTATATTCGTGTCCGTCAGTATAGTCGTTTGTAGCGGCTGTAGTTGAAAACGATACAATGTCGCCAACGTTTATACTTGCTGAACTTGTTAAAATTACTGTAGTGTCGCCAGTCGCTGTTGCGCTGTCGTTTACAGTTGTTACTGCTTGTTTTTCAAAAGCTTCAGCAGACTCACATACAGAAACAGATAGGTTATTACCCCACGCTCCTGCTGTTCTAGCTGCCCAAGCACCTACAACGCCTTGTCCGCTTGCATAGTTTGAAGTGTAATCATCATTGTTTTCGATAAGCACACTTGAACCAGAAGCGTTAGCATTGGATAAGCTTGTATTAGTTGCTCGTACTACTCTCAAAGCATTAGAGTATTGTAGAAAGTTAGCTGCAGTAAAAAAGTATTCAAAGTTATTTGAATCTGGTTTACCGAACGTATCTACAAGCTCTTGTTCACTAGAGATAGCCACAACCTCATTTAAAGGTCCTTTACGAAATTCGCCAGCAATAGCACCAATAGAAGTTGATACTGCAGGTATAATTCTAGTTAAATCTTTTTCTTGTACGAGAACACCTGGTGATACTTGAAATGCCATAGGTTTATTCTCCTCTTAATTAGCTAATTAACATTTGTTTATTGTTCAAAAGTCGTATTATTCATACGCCCATAGTCAAAGTTTCATTATACAGATATTTATAATAACCCAAAACTACATACCTTTTCTTATATCAACAGGATGCCAGACATCACCATATTCATCTACAGTTGCCTGTTCGTGTTCGTTGATACCGTCATCTAAAAAACCAAACGGAGCCATATCTTGCTCTATTAAGTTTTGTTGTTCCACATACATTTGTTGACGAGCATTTGTATTGGTTAACTCTTTAAAATAAGGCTGATTTGATAACCAACCAAATATGACACAACACATCATTAAGTCATCATTTGCACCATCTTCGGCCTCATAACTTTGACCTCTTTTAGCAAAAGTTGACATCTCCTCTATAATCTTAAAAGCATTAACAACAAGTTTATCACCCTCTACTAAAGTCTTTATATTGGCACAACCTATTCTTTTAATCTGTTTAGTCATACGAACACCTAAAGATGTACCTCGGCCACTATACATAGCACCTAATATTTGACCAGCACGGCCTTTTTGAGTTGTCATCATTAGATTGTCATATTCAATTTCAAACTGTAATGCTTCAGCAATTTGTTGACCTATATCGTTGACCTCGGTTAAGATATGAGCTCTGTTATATCCTTTACAAACTTGTTCTATAATATTTGGAAAAACAAAAGGTTTAACTTCATTGTTTTTATAAAGAGCCACAACTCTATAAGGCATTTTTGTAACATCAAATACAATAAAGGCAGAATAATCTTTATCTACACCTCTGGATACGTCAACTGTACAAACATAAGTATGTCCTTTTACAGGTGCCTCAAACACTTCTACACTACCTGAAGATTTAACAGGATTCATATAGGCCATTGTTTTAATTTTAGCAGGTGATATTAAAGTATTAACCGAGCCTAAAAATTCACATTCAAACTCTTGTTGGAATTGTTCTTCACTTGTGTTTCTTATTGTTTGTTCTTTCCAAGCTTCATCTCTACCAGGAACTTCCGACCAATGTACTTCTATCGGTATATAATCATTTCTTTTATTTTCAGCGTCTGTCCATAATTTGTAAAATTGATTCATACCATAAGGGGTAGAAACTATAATCATCTTTGTATTTTTACCAGCAGAGATGGTAGGATAAACTGAACTAAAAAATAATTCGGCAATATTTGTAGGTACAAAAGCAAACTCATCAAGGAAAATTATATTATAAGAACCTCCTCGAATTGCTGATGATGAAGTAGCAGCTGCCACAATTGTTGATTTGTTTTCTAATTCTATATTACCTTTGTTCCAGTTAATAACACCTTGTTGTAACCATTTCGGTAAATTTTCATAGGCCAATTGTAAACGGCCTAATATATCTCTAGCGGTAGATGATTTATTGGCCAATATAGCAATATTAGAATTAGGATTAAATAATGCGAAATGCATTAAATAAGAAATTGTTGTTGTTGATTTACCTGACTGCCTTGGTAGTTTACAAATAGTAAATCTATTTTTGTGTATAGTATTAACAATCTTTTTTTGAAAGTCATACATTTTAAATGAAACAAGACCCTCATCTAAAGAAACAATCTTTACATATTTCTCCATAAAATATAAAGGGTCTTTGGCACACTTTTGATATTCTACAATTTCGTCTTGTGTAAATTCAACAGGTGTGTTAACCTTTTTAAGATTGGGGTTACCCAAATATGCATCAGTTGACATTTAAAATTATTCCTTCTATATGTGTATAACCTAATTTTTTGGCTAATGTAACTCTTTGATTTCCTTTTACAACAGAAAACTTTTTTTCTTTATATTGTTGGCCGTTTGCTCCATATCTAGGAGTTTCAGATATTGTGTACTGATTTATTTCTATTGGTTCAACCATTTCAAAATCTTTTGATAAGTCTTGTAAGTAAATACCATTTTCTTCATAGTATTTAATATAATCTAAATCACTTATCTTCAGTATCGTCTTTTTCGGGTGTGATCGTTTTGCTTTTAATATTTTCATTTTTTAACATTTTCTGTAATTCAGCGGTTGATCCTACAAACAATGCGTTTTTTATATTAGCACTTGCTGTTTTAGGTAATTCTTTTAAGTCTTTAAGTTTCTTTTGTAAGTCTTGTAGTTTATCTACAGTATCAGCAACATTTTTAATTAAAGCACCAGCAACCTCATAAGCTCTTGGGTGTTGGCCTTCTCTAGCAACATCAAGTATACCATCTATAGCTTCTTGTCCTCTTTCAATTAAATTATAATAGTTTTCTCTACTATATTTGTAATCATTATCAACATCTGGAGATTCTTTATCTTCTCTACGTGGTACCAAAGGCTTAAACTCTTTAGTTTGTTTAGGTTCTGTTTTTTCTATACCTAAAATTTCATTTACTTTTTCTTCTAATTTACTCATAATTATTCATCTTCACCTGTTGTTGGATTAAAGTTTTTACTATCTGTAAAATCTGTTATTGTTGTTGTAAATCCAAAATCATCATCAGCATCAGCTGAAGTAGGATTAGGTGTTATTACTATTCTTACTTCTCTACTTTCACTTCCTGTACCAGCTGTTGTTGGATTAGTATGTATATCTGATTGTACTTCTTTGATAACCTTTTGAGTTTGTGCTGGTCCAAACAGATAAGTTTTAGCAGTAAATGTAAGTGTATATATAACAGCTCTACGTTGTGTAAAACTACCATTATAACTATCTTCATAAGTAACACTATTTAAAACAATTGGCACATCTCTTTTTATATTTAAACTAGGTATAGCATTAACAGTAACAGTATAATCTGGTTGAAAGAAAGGTAATATCTGTTCTACAATTTGTAGGCCACTTTCTGCTGTTGCTGTAAATATGTTTAAACTATATGATATGTTATAAGGTACTGGCATATAGTTATAATCTAATATCTTACCATCAGCAGCTGTTTTTACTCTTTTAAATTTTTGAATACGATTTAATTTTCTACTTGGGTCATAAGCAATTGAAGTAATTTCAAAAGACATACGAGGTAAAGTAATTGCAAATTCTCTTTCATCTAAAGAGGGTTGTTGATCTAATCGTACTAAAAACTTTTCTTTTGGAGCATAAGCCAAAGGAACTTTAATAGATTGTATAACTGTATCGTTAGAGTCTTTTCTTTTAATTTGAATATTATTAAACAATTGACCAAAGGCGATTGTCATTCTTCTCATTGACTCATTATAGAAATAAGTGCCAAACATTAAAACGCTCCTTCATCTATATCACCGAAAGGATTTCTTTCAGTAAAGTCTAATATGTCATCAGCAGTAGAGGCCGTATCAAAACCTGCCTCACTATCTAAGTCTAAATTATCGGCATATGTATTTGCCTGTGTTTGAATATTGTAAGTTTCTAATATCATATAATTACTTTCACCTGTAACACTATCATTTTCTAATAAAATTGAACCTGGTTCATTTTCTAAAGACACTTGATGTGCTAATTGATCTAAACTGTATTGTGTTTCAGCACTATCAATATCCGTAACACCTGTATTAAGTCTTTCTGAAGAATATTCCCAACGAGTACATTTTAATTTATAAACTGGTAAGTTACCGAGTTGAAAGAATGGCTCTTGGTCTTCAACAAATTGTATTTCAAAAAAACTATTCATTAAAGGCATATAGATAATATCGCCTTCGTTAGGTCGGCCGTCTTTAATTAAAGTGTGTACAGAATCAACAGCGTCTTGCCATCTTCTCTTAGCAACCATAAAGGTTGTATCTTCTCTAATTTCTAAACCAAACTTATTGATAATTTCTTGTTCACCAGCAAATCCTTCGGTGGTTTCCATATACATTTCAATTAAATATGAATCATCAAACTTACTTAGTGAGTCTTCACCAAGTATTAAATCTCTATTAACTAATGTTCGTGGTAAGTAATAAACGTCTTTGCCGTATATCTTTAGGCCTTCTATAATTAAATCTTCGTATAATCTTTTTTCACTGGTATTTCCGATACCGTTACCACCTTGGAAATAATGATTAACTGCCATATCATTATCCTATCATAAGTGGTTGTGACATTTCAAACGAGTTTCTAATTTCGTTTTCTATTTTTTCAATCTCTTGTATTGCTTCTGAATAAATTTGTTGACCGTTTAAAGTAACTCCACCTAACATTGCAACTCCATTAAACTTACTAAGATTGGCACCCCAATTTTTCTTAAACAAAGCCGTTACATATCTTTTTAAAATCATATCATTGTAAATATCTGTAAACGTTTCAGGATCTAATTTACGATATGCTTCAATGACTAGATATTCACCTACTTGTAAATCATTTGTCCAGTCCATATCTATGTACAAACGATTATCATTTTGTACAAATCTAAATGGTTTTTCCCCTACTAATATGTGATCTAAAAAATCTAAGTGTCTTAACACTATATCATAATTAATAATTGATGTTGAAGAAAAATCGTAAAGATCATTTAATCTTAATTGATATCTTACGTCAAATAAGTTTAAATTACCTTTATCTGAAAAAGGGAAAATGTTGATAACTGAAAAAACACTTTCAGGTACAATAATATAATTGTTACCTTCACTCCAAGCAGTTGTAACAGAATTTTTAGTAACAGATTCAGATGAGTTACCTGTAATTCTAGCTTTATCAGCTTCGGTGTATTGATATTTTAGATAGGTTCTACGAATACCATCATAGTGATATTGAGCATAGTATTGTAACGCTTCATCTATTCTATCTTCTAGTTGGTCGTCATCTACGTTAATTTCAATGACTGGTTTTCCGAGTGCTCTTAAAGCGTATTGTTTTAATTGTTCTCTTGTAGCTGGCGTTGCCATTATTAACCCCTATATGTGTTTACTACTATTTATAATAAAAATAGTGTGTTATCCTAGAGCAACAGCTTGAGCAATAGCAAAGGCAGTAGAGGCTTTTGTATTTATTTGTGTTTGAATTGAACTTGTTACACCATTTAGATAACTTAATTCTGTATTATCTACATCTCCGTTACCTATTTTGGTAGCGCTAATACCACTTGATAACTCACTATCTCCAATATTTGTAATTGTGTTATTGTCAGCGTCAATAGTCTTGTTTGTCAATGTATTAGTAGAATTTGCTAAAATATATGATTGTAAATCTGATATATTTGATTCTGTGATTGTAATTGTGTTAGAAGCACTATTGATTGTTTTGTTTGTTAAAGTATCTGTTGAATTGGCTAAGATATAAGATTGTAAATCTGATATATTTGATTCTGTAATAGTGATTGTGTTTGAAGCACTATTAATAGTTTTATTTGTTAAAGTATCTGTTGTTGCTCTTCCTACTAATGTATCAGTAGATGTAGGTAATGTCAAAGTACCTGTATTTGATATTGAAGAAATAATCGGCGATGTTAAAGTTTTATTTGTTAATGTATCAGTAGTATCTTGTAATACAATTGTACCTGAAGCATTTGGTAAATTAATTGTTCTATCAGCCGTAGGGTCAACAACACCTAATACTGTTTCATAATCATCAGCCGTTGAACCTTCAAAAGTAAATGAATTAGTAATTTCAATTGTTGTTGAATTAACAGTTGTTGTTGTCCCATTGACTGTTAAATTACCTGTGATTGTTGCGTTACCTGTTACAGATAAATTATCATCTATTGAAATTGTGCCTCCAGCAGAATCTAATGTTAAATTACCAGAAGAGGTATCTATTTCATTATTACCTGTAACGCCTACTTGAATATTACCTGAAGTTGTTGCTCCTGATATAGTACCTGTAATTGTTCCTGTAACTGATAAAGCACCTGTAATACTTAAACCATCATTAACTGTAATAAGAGAGGAATCAGATGAAGAAATTGTGTTACCTGAAATTTGAATAGTCGAACTTTGAACAGCACTTGTTCCATTACCTAAAAGTATAGAGTTAGATGTTAAAGTGACATTACCTGTACCACCGTGTTCTACTGCTACAAATTCACCTGTTTGAAACTCTGCTAAACCTGTTGCTGTTCCACTTTCGTTAAAGACTGTTCGTATTGGTGTTTTTGCTACCATATGTTATTCCCTAAAAGAAAAATAATGTGTTTCCTTGTGATGACCCTAAAACTGTTCCATTTGCCAAAGTAAATTGTGCCACAACTTTATCAGGATCAGCTTTAAAATCTAGTTTTGTTGCTTGAGTATTTAGACCTAATGCTTTAGTGAAAAATGGTACCGCTTGAACTGGCGAACCATCTTCACCTGCTAACGCAAGTGTCTTTGTTACTCCACTTACAACTTCTACGTTTGAGTTTAGAGGTAATGTAGCACCTGAAGCAGAAATAGAAATTGTTCCTGTTCCGTCAGATGATATAGTTGAACCACCAATATCAATCGTGTCACCTGCTAGATACAATGAACGAAATCTTTTAGATACGGAACCTAAATCATATGTTTCAGTTGTAT